TGGCTGCTCAATTCGATTGAGGTAAACATGCACCAAAGTATTTTTCGCAGTCATGAGATTCCTATTGCCGAAGAGCTCATGGCTCTGCGCGAAGACTTGACCAGGGAGTTTCTCAACTACCATCAAGACTTCCTCGATGGCGAGTTTAAAAAAGGCATGCCAGTCCGTACTGTTTACAACGTGGACAGCATTGTCACGTATCGCGGCGCGTGGAAAGCCACCGGTATCAAGTACGTATTCAAGGACATGAGCAACCTGCTCGAGGTAGGAGCACGCAAGTTCTTTCCTACTGCGATCAAGCTCACCAACAAGTACGGCGGAGACTGCCCGATCCGCTCCTACAGTATTCTGGAATCTAACTCTGTCATCGGCCGGCACACTGGGCCAGAAAATCGCGATGGCAAGTACATTCGCATTCACATTCCGCTGATCGTCCCGGAAGGAGACATCTTCTTCGAGGTCGGCGGCGAGGTGATCACCTGGGCCGACTTGTTTGGTTTCGACAATCAAACCGTGCACAGCGCGCACAACTATTCACCCAAGCGTCGCCTGGTATTTCTGATCGACATCGCACGCAGTCGCATTGGCTTGCCGCCAGGTCGTCCGTATGATCGTGAGCGCGATGAGTTCTCGCATCCTCCGTTCGATCCGACTCCATACAGGACGGCAGCATGAGCGAGACACGCACCAGGACCCTGGTCCGAATGCTCACCTACCGGCTGACGGCCTGGGTGTTCACCATTTTCTGGACCTGGGTGATGATCGGCGACATCATGCAGAGCACGGCTTTTGCGACAGTTCTGCATCTGCTGTTGAGCATCGATTACTACATTCATGAGCGCATCTGGTTGCGCATCAAGTGGGGTCGATGATCATGTTCTGGCGCAAACCCAAGCTCGAGTTTGTAAACGTCATCAATGGCGTGGCAGAGCTTATGCCGATGATCGATTCACGGCAGCACCGCAACAAGTGGGTTGACCGTGCAGTGGCTGACTTCGCTGAGGTGCGCAAGGATCCGCACTGGCGCCACCAGCGAACGCTGCACACGGCGCGCTGCCCTGGCGTGTTCACGCTACAGCGGCACGGCTGGATTCTTCGCACCTGGCAGGACATCGAGATCGAGACAAACGGGGATGGCTCTAGCTTCACCTGGCGCGCCCCTAGCCAGGTGGGTGGTGACGCTGTTGGATTCCATCCAGCGGAGCAGCTCGCAGATTTCTTCGAGCCGTGGCCAGCTGACACGCTTCGCACGCTGCTCAAGATCCACACCGGCTGGCGCTGCAATGTGCCGAAGGGCTACTACCTGCTCGAGATGCCGCTGGCGCTGTCCGATGAGACTCGATTCAGCACAGTGCCTGGCTACTTCAGCAAGGAGTCTGGCCCGGCAACCATGAACGTGCAGCTGATGTGGCACGTGATGAATGGCAAGACGCTGATCAAGGCTGGAACGCCGATCGCGCAGTACATCCTGGTGCCGAAAGATCAACCTGACATGGTGTGCCGGGATGCGCAGCCAGGTGATCGGTTGCAGCTTTCAGAGCTGATGGACCAGTCGAGATGGGTCAAGAATTTTTCTGAAGTAAAAAAACTCTTCGGTGCTTAAAGTGGTGCGAGGACCGCAACATATTGTGAAAGGGCAGGGCAGTGGAAACTATTGAATCGAAACTCAACACCCACGAAGAAGTATGCGCAGTGCGCTACGCGGGAATCAATGCGCGCCTGAAAAGGCTTGAGTCGATCTTGATAGCCAGCGCAGGGGCAATCATCTTTCTGCTGCTGTCTCTTGTTCTGAAGGCCCACTGACATGATCGATCCGATCACCATCAGTGTAGTGATCGGCGGCGCCAAGGCATTGAAGGCGGCTTTCGACACGGCCAAGGAAGCGATGGACGAGTTCCGCGAATGTGCGCAAGCGGGCATGTCTGCGACCGAATCGATGGGCTCCCTGGTCAAGGTGTTCACGGCCCATGGTGAGGTGCAGAAGCACATCAACGAGGTCAGGAAATTCAAGGACGAGCCCGCACCGGTTACCGAAGACGGATCTCCGGCGCAGCCTGCCGCGAAAAAGAGTGCCACCGTGCAAGCGCTCGAGGCCATGCAATACGAGCGAGAGCTGCGCGCCCAGGAAGAAGAGCTCAAGAACTATCTCACCTGGCAGTGCAATGAGGCCGGCTTGTATGCGGAGCTGTGCTACAGGCGGGACGCGATTGTCAACGAGGAGAAGGCAGAGCTCGAGGCCAAGCGGCGCGCCGAGACGGAACGAATCCTCGAAGAGAAACGCAAGCTCATGCTGATACGTCGTGAGCGTGAGAAGACGATCGAGTCGTTGCAGCAGTTCGGTGCAGCGATCGTGATTGGTATTTGTTTGATGTTCTTCGCCTATGCCATGTGGTGGATGTTTAAATTTGAAGGGAAACTGTAATGCTCACAATGCTCTCGACGTTCCTATCGTTCTTGATGGGTGGCCTGCCCAAGATTCTGGATTTCTTCCAGGACAAGTCAGACAAGAAACATGAGATGGAGCTGGCGCGCATGCAAACAGAGCGCGAGCTGCTCCTGGCCAAGGAGGGATTCATTGCGCAGCAACGCGTCGAAGAGATTCGGCTCGATGAGATACGCACGCAAGCCACGTCGAATGAGAAAATTTCTCTTGTGGACGCTCAAAAAGCTGAGATGCAAGCGATTTACGCACACGACGCATCACTTTCTGAGGGCACCAGTCAGTGGATGAAGAACCTGCGCGCATCGGTGCGGCCGGTGATCACCTATGGATTCTTCTTCCTGCTGTGTTCTCTTGATGCCGTGCTTGCTTACCAGGGCGTCACGGCTGGTGTCTCATTCAAAGAGCTCGCCGATCAGCTTTGGGACGATGAGACGCAGGCGCTCTTCGCCAGCATCATCGCGTTCCATTTTGGCGGCCGCGCTTTCGGCAAATGAAGATCAGCGCCAAAGCGATCGAGATGATCAAGCACCATGAGGGCGTGAGGCGCAAGCCTTACCGGTGCCCGGCCAGGCTGTGGACCGTCGGTGTGGGGCACGTGATCTCGCCGGCACACTGCGCGGTCAAGTTCGATGAGCGCCTGGGACTCGAGTGTCCGCCAGACTGGGATCGGACGCTGACCATGGAGGAAGTGAATGCAGTTCTTAAAGCAGACCTTGAGCGGTTTGAGCGAGGTGTACTGCGAATGTGCCCTGGCGTTGTTGGTCGCCAAGGTGTGTTCGATGCTCTGGTGAGTTTTTCTTTCAACGTCGGCCTGGGTAACTTGCAACGCAGCGGGATCCGCATGCGCACCAACCGTGGCGACTACCAGGGCGCGGCAAATGAATTTGCGAAGTGGACCAAGGCAGCCGGCAAGGTGTTGCCTGGCCTGGTCAAGCGGCGCCTGGACGAGCGCAATCTGTATTTGAGTTAGCGGCGGCGAGCCTCTCCCTACTGGCGTGGCGATCTCCAACGCTCAACCAAGCGCCAGAATGGGTTCAACCCCGGCCACGTGCCGGGGTCTTTTTTACCCGTAAGCCTTGGCCAGTGGTCCTGAGATGGCGATGTCGTTGGCTGCCTGGTCGACCATCGATGCTGCCTTGGTCATCTTGATGAGCTTGGCCTCGAGCTGGGCGATTTCCTTGCGCAGCTCTCTGATCACGGCACGCTCATAGCGCTGGGCCATGAGGTCGCCTGATGTGAATTGATCACCACCAGGTGACCAGAGGGTTCCGTACTTGTCGAAGGACCAGCCTTGCCAGGTGCGATCGGTTTGACCTGGGAGCTGGCCCTTGACGGCAGCGCGCAGGGTCAGAAGAGCTGCATCCGGGACTCGCGTTTGTCTTTTCATCCAGCGACTTATGGTCGTTCGATGGACGTTGAGCAGGCGTTCGGCACTAGCCATGCCGAGGTCGTGCACCAGGTCGATGAGTTCTTGCACCTTGGAGTCCATGCTGTTGAGAATAGCACAACGTGATGAGACATAACAAAGTGCTACTACGCATAATGTATAGAATGATCAAGCAGTTATCGCAACATTTCAACGGCTTGTCCCCTGCAAATTGCACAGGGCTACACTACGCGCAGCAGCGTTTGAGCATTATGCACGACGGGCTATTCTCTGACCACCCATGAGGCTCGGCACGGCGTCCCAAATGGTTTCGCGTCGGTTGCGCAATTCTGCTCCTGTGTAGATGCCGGGCTTCGTGAACGTGCGCGGCCCGGCTACCTCACCCACCCAGGCCCTGGCCTTCTGGCGCTCGGCGTTCTTCTTCATCTCTTCCTCAGTTGCTGTTGTCAGATGTGTCTGCATCATTTCTCCTTTTGATGTTGCTTCGATAAATACGGACTGATCGTCTTCCTCTCAGAGCAAGCGATACACATCCAGGGGCGGTGCTTCCTGCCAGTCAGAATTCCTGCAGATGCTGGCTTCCAATTCTGGCAGCTGGTACAAAACTTCTCATCGGTCATGCGGCACCTAGCAGTTGCAGCCAGTGATCAACATTTCTACCGCGGCGAGCATTCGTGCGACGACGCAAGATCTCGCGATGTTTCTCCCGGTAGCGTTCGTTTGCTTGCTTGTGTGGATCAACCTGCGGTGGCTTCCGATCCTGGCCAGGCCCCATGGAATAGATCGCACCCCATCGTCCTTTCGTTCCGAAGCTGCGCTTCCATCCGCTGATGTGCAGCAGCTTTCGCTGGTGAGCAATCCGAATGGAGCTGTTCACACTGCGTTGGTCCATGCCCAGGATTTCTGCGATCGCTGCGGTGTGCAGTGGGCCGTGCTCTTTCAGGACCTCAAACACGGCCAGGCGGGTTGTTGGTGGCTGCCCCATTACGACACCAACCAGCGCACCATCTGGCGCAGCGTTGGCCAGGTGAACGAATCCATCGTGCCAATCGGCTTGGGCAAAATCACTCTCTGCACATTCTCCATGTCATGGTTCATGTCGGGATGGAGCTTTCGTTGATGGTAGATGCCGATCTTTACCTTGCCCGTGTCGATGTAGCGCAGTTGTTTGTTTTCCATTTATCACCTCGTCATGTATGCAGCATCAAGCTGCGGTTGTCTCAACGTCAAAGACGTGCCGTTTGATCTCTGGGTACTTGGTGGAGAACGACACAATGATTGCATTCGGCTCATCGAGCTCATGCGTTTTAGTCAAAGCATCATCCACCGACGTCGGTGTGTACCACCTGGTTCGCTCCGCCCACCATCGCTCGGCTTTGGTGCCAGCGTATCCGCTGTGCTCGATGCACACGTACTCTGAAACGCTGCGCAGTCCACAGTAATAGGTCACCTTTAGTGTGGGCACGCCTGACTTGCCGACGTGCTTGGAATACTCGATACGCTCAACATTGAGCTGAGTCGGCGGTACGTCAGTGGACAAGATCGCTCCTGCGTGCGCCAGCGTTTCGTTCTCTCGCTCTGCAATCTCAAACTCAAATCCGCACTCACAGAATCTCAGCATGATCGGCTGCATTGCACTGCAGCGCGGGCAAGTCTTGACGGGCGCAGCCTGGGGCGGACCCTTCTTCCCTTTTCTGGGAGGCTCCACCTGGTCAATGAATCCATGCCGGCGCACGTTGCCGCCGAAGTCGAGCACCAGGCAGTTCGTTTTGTTCTCATGCAGGCGCAGGCCCCGGCCAACCATCTGCACGTACAGACCAGGCGACAGGGTAGGGCGTAGCAGGATCACGGCGTCGGTCGCCGGGTGGTCGAAGCCTGTGGTCAGGATCGAGCAGTTCACCAGGGCGCGCAGCTTGCCGTCCTTGAACGCGTTGATCTTGGCATCGCGCTCGGTGTTGTTCATCTCACCCGATACATAGGTCACGGCAATGCCGCGGCGGGACAGTGATGCGCTGATCTGGCTGGCATGCTCTACGGTCACGCAGAAGATCAGCCAGCTATTGCGCGCCGCGCAGCGCTCAACGATCAGGTCGGTGTGGTGTTCGACCAGGTCCATGGCGGACATGCGCTCGCCAAGCTGGCCCAGGTTGTACTCGCCACCGACGGTGCGCACGCCATCCAGATTGACATCGGCACCGTGCTGCGCGGTGAGCGGGCACAGGTAGCCTTGCTCGATCAGGTCGGCCACGTTAGCCTCGTAGCTGATGCCATCGAATAGGGCGCCATCACCCTCATGGAGGATGCCGCTGTCCAGGCGATAGGGCGTGGCTGTCAGGCCGATCAGCTTGGTGTCTGGGTTCGCTTCCACGCAAGCCTCGAGCAGCTTGCGATACATGCCGGTGCTCTTGTGCGGAATCAGGTGCGCTTCGTCGACGATGATCAGATCGAAGCGGCCAAAGAATGCCGGCTTGTTGTAGATGGATTGAATGCTGGCCACAGTCACCAGTTTGAGCTGGC